TATGTGGTGGCAGGGCTGGCGACAGGGTAACGGTACGCTGTGGCAGCCCAACCAGCGGGTGATTGTCTTTGATCCGGTCTGTGGTTTCGACAATACCGAACTGCTTGTTTCGGAAGTCACGTTTACTCAGGACCAGAACGGCACCCTGACGGAAATCCGTGTCGGCCCGCCTGATGCTTATCTGCCTGAACCCGAAGACCCCGGCGCGCGGAAAAAGAAAAAGCCAGAGTACAGGAGGACCCGTTCTGATGAGGACGATTGAAGCCATGCAGCGACAACTCCTCGGCCTGATTGGGCGGGCAGTGGTGAAAAGCATCAGTGCCGCCACGAAATGTCAGACCGTGGATGTGTCCCTGATTGCCGGTGAACCCAAAGCCGGGGTTGAACATCTTGAACCCTACGGTTTTACCGCAAGGGCAAACAGCGGTGCGGAAGCGGTGCGGAAGTGGTGGTGTTGTTTCCGGATGGCGACCGTTCTCATGCGGTGGTTGTTACGGTGTCGGACCGGCGCTACCGCCTGAAAGGGCTGCAGACGGGTGAGGTGGCGGTCTATGACGATCAGGGGCAGTCCGTGACGCTGACCCGGGAGGGGATCGTGGTGGACGGTACAGGTAAAACGATCACGTTTCGCAATGCGCCTGAAGCACGTTTTGAAATGGACCTGGAAGTAACAGGACAGGTGAAAGACCTGTGCGACTCCGGCGGCACCACCATGTCAGCAATGCGGCTTGCCTATAACGGTCATCGTCACAGAGAGAACGGTCAGGGCAGTAACACCGATAAACCTGATAAAGCTATGGAGGCATGATGGAACTGTGGCTGACGGTGAACGGTAAACGCACCTGCGCCAGCGCACCGCTGGATCCGCTGACCCGCGCCGTGGTGATTTCCCTGTTTACCTGGCGGCGGGCGGAGCCTGATGACAACGCCGACGTCCCGATGGGATGGTGGGGGGATACCTGGCCTGCGGTACAGAATGACCGTTACGCCTCCAGACTGTGGCTGCTTCAGCGCAGCAAACTGACCAATCAGCTGGTGCAGACGGTAAGGGGGTATATCCGCGAATGCCTGCAATGGATGACTGATGACGGCGTGGTGTCCCGTATTGATCTGGATATCCGCCGCACCGGGATTAATGAACTGGGTAACAGTATCACTCTCTGGCGTCGTGACGGACCGGTAATGATTTCTTTTGATGATCTGTGGAGTGCGATAACGCATGGCGGACAGTGAATTTCAGCGCCCGACGCTGGCAGAAAATATCAGTATGCTCCGTAACGATTTATTCGCCAGGCTGGACGTCAGCGACACGCTCCGGCGCATGGATGAAGACGTGCGGGCAAAGGTGTATGCGGCGGCGCTGCATACGGTTTACGGGTACATCGATTATCTGGCAATGAACATGCTGCCTGACCTGTGCGATGAGTTCTGGCTGGCGCGACATGCTGCGATGAAACGGTGTCCGCGCAAGGGGGCCACGGCTGCCAGCGGGTATATGCGCTGGGAAGGTGTCAGCGATGGCCTGAAGGTGACTGCCGGAAGTGTTATTCAGCGCGATGACCTGGTTCAGTACACGGCAACTGCCGATGCAACCAGCTCCGGTGGTGTCCTGCGCCTGCCGATCGCCTGTTCAACTGCAGGCGCGGTCGGTAACGCTGACGACGGTACGGCATTAATCCTGGTCACGCCGGTGAATGGTCTGCCGTCTTCCGGTGTGGCAGATACCCTGACAGGTGGATTTGATACTGAAGAGCTGGAAACGTGGCGCGCCCGCGTCATTGAGCGGTATTACTGGACGCCGCAGGGCGGGGCTGACGGGGACTATGTCGTCTGGGCTAAAGAAGTGCCCGGCATTACCCGTGCATGGACATACCGTCACTGGATGGGAACGGGAACTGTTGGTGTGATGATTGCCAGCAGTGACCTGATTAACCCCATTCCGGAAGAATCAACGGAAACGGCGGCAAGACAACATATCGGGCCACTGGCCCCGGTGGCAGGCTCTGATTTGTATGTGTTCAGGCCGGTGGCACATACGGTGGATTTTCATATCCGCGTGACGCCGGACACACCGGAAATACGGGCTGCCATTACCGCGGAGTTGCGTTCGTTCCTGCTGCGTGATGGTTATCCGCAGGGAGAACTGAAGGTATCGCGTATCAGTGAGGCGATTTCCGGTGCGGACGGGGAATACAGCCATCAGTTGCTTGCACCGGTGGACAATATCTCCATTGCGAAAAACGAACTGGCGGTACTGGGGACGATTTCATGGACGTGACAAACGATGATTACATCCGCCTGTTATCGGCACTGTTGCCGCCCGGTCCGGCGTGGTCAGCCAGAGATCCGGCGATTGCCGGTGCGGCACCGTCATTAACCCGCGTTCATCAGCGTGCGGATGTCCTGATGCGGGAGCTGGATCCGCGCACCACCACTGAACTGATAAACCGCTGGGAGCGTCTGTGCGGTCTGCCGGATGAATGTATTCCCGCAGGGACACAGACCCTTCGCCAGCGTCAGCAACGACTGGATGCGAAGGTTAACCTGGCGGGCGGCATCAATGAGGATTTTTACCTTGCACAGCTTGCTGCCCTGGGCAGACCAGACGCCACCATCACGCGATACGACAAAAGCACGTTCACCTGCTCATCTGCCTGTACTGACGCGGTGAATGCGCCGGAATGGCGGTATTACTGGCAGGTCAACATGCCAGCCGCCACCAACAGCACCTGGATGACATGTGGCGATCCCTGTGATTCCGCACTGCGTATCTGGGGCGACACCGTCGTCGAGTGTGTGCTTAACAAACTCTGTCCGTCGCATACCTACGTAATTTTTAAATATCCGGAGTAATCCATGCATCGTATAGACACGAAAACCGCGCAGAAGGATAAGTTCGGCGCGGGTAAGAACGGTTTTACCCGTGGTAACCCCCAGACCGGCACACCTGCCACCGATCTGGATGATGACTACTTTGACATGTTGCAGGAGGAGCTTTGCAGCGTGGTGGAGGCATCCGGTGCCAGCCTGGAGAAGGGGCGGCATGACCAGCTGCTTACCGCACTTCGTGCGCTGCTGTTAAGCCGCAAGAATCCGTTTGGCGATATCAAATCGGATGGCACGGTGAAAACGGCTCTCGAAAACCTTGGTTTGGGAGAAGCAGCTAAAAGGAATGTAGGTACAGGGGCGAATCAGATACCTGATATGAGCCTGTTCGCGTCAATTAATACCGTAACGGCTGCTGCGCAAAAATTTCCGTCTGGATTAATTTTACAGTGCGGTCAGTTGAATGGTGCCCCGAATGTATCTTCAACATACGGGATGAGGTTCCCGATGACGTTCTCAAGAGTCATTGCTGTCGTAGTTACATTGAACGTTACTGGCGCGGCTGGGCAGCCGACTGTATCGGCGACAAGTGTCCAGAACACTGGATTTAATATTACTGTGTCGCCCGGTTCAGGATACGGTTCATCTGCTGATGCGTATTACATTGCAATGGGATATTAACGAAATGTCATATTTTTATTCTGCATCGACAAACGGATTTTATTCGACTGAATTTCACGGCACCAATATTCCTGATGATGCAGTGGAAATCTCGGAATCAGAGTGGAAAACACTGATTAATGCACAGAGTGTAACAAAAATGATTACCTGTGGTGAGAACGGTCATCCTGTCATTGTTGACCGTCCTTCTCCAACACCAGAACAATTAGCCTTAATAAATGATGAAAAGAAATCTGCACTGATAGCAGAGGCAACGAATGTAATAGCTCCGCTTCAGGATGCGGTTGATTTAGGTATGGCAACAGATGATGAAACGAAACTGTTACTGGCATGGAAAAAATATCGGGTGCTGCTTATGCGTGTTAATGTAGTAAAACCCGAGTGGCCTATGCATCCAAATAAATAGACTTGTTAATCTAGGATAATTGTTGGAATAATACTCATTTTTCAGTAGGTTCAGGTAGCCTGGGTATAATGCTCACTTCTACAATGATTTCAACTTATTTTATTTAATTGATATTACGAAACTTAACTCATACATAAACAATATGACTCAATACTGTCCTAAATAGCTGCGCAGAAAAGTGCTCCACTTTCGCTCAGCCCTTGCTGGGCGAAGCATCAGGAAGGCGTTCTCAGCTAGGTTGTGTTATATCTGGCTTGAGTTTTGTTGCCCATACGCAACACATTACCCATCTGTAAACGACAAGTGTGACAGAATTAGGTGCAGCTATTTAGACTATATCGACGCAGTAACGATAATAGATATCGAAACTGTACTAGATATTAGCTACTTATGGTTACCGGGGGAAGTCTTTTGAGCACTGGTGTTATCAATCGGCTTCAAATAATTCACCAATAAATTATATTGCGATAGCTCATCACCTTCCAGGTTGTTTATAGCCAGTTTATCAGCGTCACCACCTACTGTTTATGCTTTTATTTCTTTGATTAATAAGTATATGATATTTTAATTCATCTGGTGTATTTCTTTCTCATGTGTTGGCCGACTGAATATCTGTTCAGTGAAGGGGTAATTTTATGTTTGCACTTCGAACATTCCCTTCAGTTGCCAAGAAAGAAAACCGTAACATTTGCGCATTAATTTTAACAGTATAATCTGAGCATAAATATGCGCTATATATCTATAAAAAGGCGCAATTAATTGCGCCTTTTTATCATTTTATCAAAAATGGCCCACCGACTGTCCTCGATAGCCAATGGCCAATTTTATCTGATACATATACATAAATACAGGTATATATGATTGCGCAGATAGGATTTGGAATGGTCACGCTGAAGCCTATGATTGCTAAAGCCATAGGGATAAATAATTTGGTGATATACTCCATTCCACATATGTTAAGAGTATTTCTTCCAGCTCTTACAATAAAGTCATTCCCACAAATTATTTTTGCTATAAAAATATTAAATATTATCAAGCCTACCGTGGTGATAATAGTATTAATAGCTTGAATATAACTACTTGATATTATGTCTGCATTGAATATTGAGATAATCTTAAAAAGCAAAGGTTTCTGGTTAAGGAGTTGATACGCACTCATTATCGCGGTAATTGAGAAGACAATGAAACCAATTTTAGATTTTCCAAAAAACCTGTCACGTGTTAATTCTAAAAACATACATCTACCGAGAGGCAATAACCACCAGTATGCCATAGCGGAGTCTATGTTCCAAAACCATTGAGGATCTAGTAATGGGTTATGATTGAGCACTGTTTGTGACAACATGAACGATAATAGTGATATGATTAAAATCACTATATTGTTCTTGACTATTTCTTTAAAGATTGCATCAATTGCTATTATAACAAAAAGGCAGTTTATAAACCATATTGTTCCTACAAATTGGTTGTTTCTAACACCATATATTATATCATAAATGTGGCTATATATATAATCAATCGTCTCACCTGAGTTAATTGTGTTTATTATTAATATAGTAAATGCAAAAGTGAAATATGGAATCATTAATCTGTAAAACTTTGACTTGATATAATCGAAAATAGATAAGTCATTTTTTTTGATAGTAAAAAAACCAGCAGCGAAAAAGAATAGTGGGACGTGATAACTAAAAACAAAAGGATACAATTTGCCAGCCCCCAAACCAAGGTGACCTAAATATATAGCAAAAATACCGAGAAATTTTAAAGCATCAACCCAATCATGCCTTGTTTTTCTGTTGTTGTCGATTTTGTTATTATACATTTAAAGTAGGCTCTCCAGTTTTGTGTGATTTTCAAACACTCATTGCAAATATGAATGCCTGAAAGTTTATGATTATTAATCAACGAGTTCAATATTAATTTATTATTTTTCAAAGTCGCACTATATAGGCATTTACTTCCGCAGTACCACCGATAGTATCGATATCAAATCAGCCTGCGGCCGCGATAACTTTCGTAACATCCTGCCAGCGGCTTTGTTGAATAAATCAGGTTCAAGACAATCGTCTCTGCATCAGGTTAGAGTCTCAGGCAATACACACTCTTTCTGGCATAGCTGCCACTCTCGCACCATGGCCATAGCCTTTACGATCTGCATACTCACCAGACCAGAGCCCGCTCCCTTTCGGGGAGGAATGAGGGCTCTGATATTCTTTTGCCGTAGTTCATCGTGAAACCGTCGGATGTCATTTGGCCTGAACTACCAGTGGTGTAGGCCATTCAATATCGTATTATATTGAAATATAAATATGCATCAGCTGCACACGGTATATTTCCATGCCAGAAGAAGTATCCTGACGTGAAACATGACTTTGTTGTCAGGATTTCATGAGAGCGGTTCAGCAAAAAATGACGAAAATCCTAGTATAGTCGGGTGATGAGCAGTATAGAGGAATGTGTTATAACCAATAAAAGTCCAATTAAATTTGTTTTTATTTCTAAGCCCCCCCAAAAAAAGGAGGTGGCTTTTAAATTTAATTCAAATTTTATAATGGCTCTTGGCAAAATTTGCTACTATGTTATTTATTGCGATTGGGGTTGAAACAACAATTGCTGTTATAAGAAGCAAATATGGAATAAAATAAATTCTATTACCAGAAGCATATATGCTTGGTGATAATCCTAACATAGATGTTGTGGCAATGGTTCCAATAATCATTGTGGATATGAAAATTGAAGTGACATTAAAATTAAGTGATATTACGGTTGGAAATATAATGAGTGCTGTAAGTATCATGGCAAAAGACACCCTAAACACGGAGAGTGTCGAGAAAAGATTGCTTTCAGAAAAATGTATGGCTTGAAAAATAACTGGCGGTGTATGTATAATATATAGTGTGATCAAGATACAGCAAGAAATTAGAGGGAGTATTTTTGTTTTTTCTTGCATATAATAGTACTGGAAAAAGCTAGTAATGCTGGGATAATTGATTTTACAGAAAATAACATATCTGCATATAAGTTAAGTCCAAGCATAGATCTTTGGATTATATTAAAATTACCATACTCTTTAAACCAATGTTCTATCTCTGCATAATACCTGACTTTATTTCCTGGGCAAGTTGCAATATAAATAATAACTAATAGTGAAATCCCCATCGCATTTAATAATGGTTTTGTATTGTAATTGTTTGTTTTGCAAAAAATTAACAGTGTGGTGCATAATAATACATTGACTACAGCTATCTGTTCATTGAATGATGATAAAAAAAATAAAATAAAAATAAAAATAAAAATAAAAATAAAAATAAAAATAAAAAATAAAAATAAAAAATTAGAGATTGAGTTTTCTCGTGGTTTTCCATATTGATTTTTTTATAAGTAGAGAATAACCAATAAATGCAATAGCACTTGGCCACAGATAGTTGAATGATCCTGTTATCCAAATCGCGGCATTGAAAAAAACATCGCTTGGCATCATAACAATCAGTAATAATGACATGATTGAAGTGTTTATTTTATAGTAAAGGTTGTTTTTTCTCTGAAAGATAGAGCAAATGCCAATAATTAATGATGAAAACATTGCTGCATTAATTAAAGACCAAGCATAAAAATGATTAATAAGATTTATTAATGCATATTCAATCTATGTTCGTGATGACCATGTGAAATATCTATCTATGAGCCACTTGATGTGATCCGGTTCTGATATTGATTTCTCGGAAAACCAAATGTCATCTGATACTAGTGTATATTGATTTAAATGAAGAATAGTTAAACCAATAAAAAAAGCAAAAGAAAGCATATGTAATTTGATTTAATCATTTCTTATCCTTAATAATATATTTAGGTCTATTTTTTACTTCAATATATATTCTGCCTATATATTCTCCGAGAACACCAATCCCGATCAGTTGCACGCCACCCAAGAAAAGTATTGATACAAGCAGGGAGGGATACCCGCGTACTGGGTTACCAAAGACAAGGGTGTCTATAATCATCCATGCACCATATAAAAACGAAATGCTTGCAACAAACAAGCCTATATAAGTCCATACGCGAAGAGGAAAGGTTGAAAAACTTGTGATACCTTCCAGTGCCAGATTCCATAATTTCCAGCCATTAAATTTTGAGATGCCAGCAACACGCTCTGCGCGTACATATTCAACGACATCTGTCTGACCACCCACCCAGCTCAGTATGCCTTTCATGAAAAGATTGCGCTCAGGCAACAGTTTAATGTTCTCCACAACCTCACGAGACATGAGTCGAAAATCTCCGACATTTTCCTCGATCTTTGGAGTGCTTATTTTGTTGTGTAACTTATAGAACCACTCAGCTGTCTTACGTTTCAGTCGTCCATCAGTTGAGCGGTCTGAACGTTTAGCAAGCACCATGTCAGCACCAGCCTGCCACTTTTCAATAAGATGAGGGATAACCTCAATAGGGTCTTGCAGGTCGACATCAATAGGAATTACAGCATCGCCGCTTGCATGGTCTAACCCTGCAAATAAGGCTGGTTCTTTACCAAAGTTGCGTGTAAATGACAGCGGAACAACTAGCGGGTCTGAAACAGCCAGCGCGTTAATAATTGACTCTGTGGCATCTTTACTTCCGTCATTTATGAATACAATTTCTACTTCATATGGCTTCAACTCTTGGAATTCACGTACCGTCTTATAGAAAACAGGTATCGCTTCTTCTTCATTGAAGACAGGAACGACAAGAGATATTTTCATTTCGCATCCCTAAAAACAATGAACTTTGAATAGACGAAACCGCACACCAGACTGATGGCGGAGAAGGTGATAAGAGTAACTATTGGAGGAAGTGAGCATTTATCAGCAGCCCAACCAACAATCGCACTCAATATTCCCATGAATCCCACGTATAACATGTAGCGTATCGCTGTAGTCGATGCTTTGAATGTGAATCTTGCATTCGCGAAGAAGCTAAAGCTCACAGCTACTACGAAACCTGTGAAGTTTGCCAGGGCCTGACTGGTATGCGCGGCATAGATACATACACCAAAAACTACCCAGTGTATAAGTGTATTCAGCACACCTATAGATGTGTACTTTACAAATAACTTTAACATTTATTTAATCAATGAGTTCTGAAAGTCATGAAGTCTATCATCCAAGTCTCAATTGATCGATATTTGCTGTGTCTGATGAGACAAAACTGAGACACATAAGGCCTCGCAATGGCTTGCAAGGCTTTACATGTTTTGATTTAGTGGGACGTGTGAGCGCAGTGTTGATGGGGTAATGCTTTGAATTAGAAGCGGATTCTTATAATTCGTAATGCGAAGGTCGTAGGTTCGACTCCTATTATCGGCACCATTTAAATCAATAAGTTACACATCATTAGTACCTTCCTTATTTCTTGACTGGGACAAATTTGGGACCGATGGGTTCAGAATCGAGTCTATTTGCCGTGCGTGTTCGGTAAGGTGATTAGGTGCGAGGTGAGCATATCGACGAACCATTTCGATAGACTCCCAGCCTCCCATTTCCTGTAACACTGATAACGGGACTCCGGCTTGAACCAGCCAACTTGCCCAGGTGTGTCTCAAGTCGTGAAATCTGAAATCATCAATACCAGCCCGTCTCAGCGCCGCTTTCCAGGCTGTGTTTGCGTCATACCGCATCTTCCTTACTGTTGGCGCTTTCGTTCCGTCTGGTTTGGTACAGCTTTCCTTGTACACAAATACCCAACGGTGATGATTTCCGATTTGTTTTTTCAAAACGCGACATGCAGTATCATTCAGCGCAACGCCGATTGCGCGGTTTGATTTACTCTCTTTGAGGTGTACTGGCAATAGCGGACACTACCATTTGTTCTTTTTAAGCAGCCATCTGATGATATTTTTCCCTGAAGGCTGCCGGGGAGATATTCCCCAGACGAGAGTGACGACGCTGACGATTGTAGAAAATCTCAATGTATTCCCGTATTACTGAGATGGCTTCATCCCGGTTATTAAAACGATAGTGGCTCAGGCTCTCATTTTTCAGCGTTCCCCAGAAGCTTTCCATCGGAGCGTTGTCGTAACAGTTACCTTTACGCGACATTGATGTTTTCAGACCAAACTGCTCCTGTATGACCCGGTAATCGTATGCGCAGTACTGTGAACCTCGATCAGAGTGGTGGATTAGCCCGGCAGGTGGGCGCTGGCTCCTGAGCGCCATAAACAGGGCTTTACCTGTCAGCTCTTTTGTCATGCGCTCTCCCATGGCGTAGCCGACAATTTCGCACGTATAAACATCTTTGATGCCAGCGAGGTACAACCATCCCTCCTGTGTGGCAACATACGTCAGGTCCGCCACCCAGACCTGATTTGGTGCTGTAGGAGCGAACGTCTGGTTCAGCAGATTTGGCGCAACTGGCAGATTGTGGTTCGGGTTCGTAGTCGCTCTGAACTTGCGTTTCTGCTTACAGCGTAGCCTTAGCTCCTTACGAAGACGTGCCAGTCGGTCACGACCAACGATGATGCCATTCTCTGCCAGCTCCGTCTGGAGCCGCCGGGTTCCATATGTTTCGCGAGTGCGGATATGTGCCACCTTAATCTCCAGTTTTAGCCGCTCATCACTTTGTTTTCTGTCTGAGGGTTCATGCTGTACCCAGTTGTAATAACCGCTCCTGGATACACCAAATACCTGACACATCGCTTCAATGGGAAATTGTTGTCGCCATTGTTCGATTAACGCGTATTTTTCAGCGACTCCTGTGCAAAATACGCTGTTGCTTTTTTTAATATATCACGCTCAAGGCGAGCTTCATTTAACGCCTTACGCAGTTGCAGAATTTCAGTATTCCAGTTCAGCC